TATCGTGATGAAGAAGTAGGAGAAGGAGGATATGTTTATGCTGAACCTGGTTTTTATTACAATGTTGCTTTACTTGACATTGCTTCTATGCATCCTACTTCCATCGAAATTCTTAACTTATTCGGTCCCTATACTAAGAATTACTCTGAAATCATCGCCGCCCGTTTAGCTATCAAACATAAAGATTTTGATGCAGCTAAAGGAATGTTAAATGGATGTCTTGATAAATATTTAACCACCACAGAAGGAGCTGATGAATTAGCATATGCTTTAAAGATTATAATTAACATTGTGTATGGATTAACTTCTGCCAAATTTTCAAATAGATTTAGAGATCCTAGAAATATAGACAATATCGTTGCAAAGCGTGGTGCTTTATTTATGGTTGATTTAAAGCACGCTGTTCAAGAAAAAGGATTTAAGGTTGCTCATATAAAAACGGATTCAATTAAAATTCCAGAAGCAAATGGAGAAATAATAGATTTTGTTTTTGAATTTGGAAAAAAATATGGATATACTTTTGAGCATGAAGCAACTTTTGATAAATTTTGTTTGGTTAATGATGCTGTTTATATTGCAAGATATTCAGGAAAAGAAGCGGGAAAATGGAGTGCTGTAGGTGCCCAGTTTGCCCAGCCATATGTTTTTAAAACTTTATTTGATACTAATTCAGAAATAGTTTTTGAGGATCTATGCGAAACCAAAACAGTAACTACTGCTTTATATCTTGATATGAATGAAGGTTTAGGAGAAGATGAGCATAATTATATTTTTATAGGAAAAGCTGGATCTTTTTGCCCTATTAAACCAGGTTGTGGAGGGGGTTTATTAATGAGGGAGAAAAATGGAAAATATTATGCGGCATCGGGTACTAAGGGATATCGATGGCTCGAAGCAGAAGTAGTTAAGGAACTAGGAAAGGAAAAAGATATTGACAAAAGATATCATGAACATCTTGTAGATGAAGCACTGGATACAATTACAGAATTTGTTGAAAAAAATGAATTTTTTGATGAATAAAAAGGAGAAAAAAGATGGCTAATGTAATTAGAAAGAATTTGTCGATTGAAGATGCTAGAATTGGTTTTCGCAATTTTAGTGGAAAAGAAGGTCAATTTAATCCGAAAGGTAAACGTAATTTTGTAGTTTTTCTTGACAAAGAAAATGCCGATGATTTAGAAAGAGATGGATGGAATATCCGTTGGCTTAAACCCCGAGATCCAGATGAAGATCCTCAAGCTTATTTGCCAGTAGATGTTTCCTTTGCTCATTTTCCTCCAAGAATTTTAGTTATTACTTCTCATGCAAAAAATGAATTAACAGAGGACAGCATTAATAAATTGGATTGGGCTGATATCGAAAGAGTAGATTTAGTACTTCGTCCTTATAATTGGAAAGTGGGTGATAAAGAAGGTGTAAAAGCATATCTAAAAACAATGTATGTTACCATTGTAGAAGATGAATTTGAAGCAAAATATCGCGATGTTCCCGATGGCTTTTCTCCTTTAGATGATTCGGAAGGTGGTTAAACTTCACGAGCATCAAATAAATGCGGTTCACCAGTTAAAAACCGGCTCCATCTTATGCGGTGGGGTCGGTTCTGGTAAAACTCTTACTGCCATATCCTATTACAAAAAAGAAGAATTTCCTAAAGATTTGTATGTTATTACAACCGCGGCAAAAAGGGATACACTTGACTGGGAACACGAGTGTGCTTATTTTGGCATATCAAGAGATAGAACCGCCAGTTTAGATGGTGTTCAATTAATTGTGGATTCTTGGAATAACATAAAAAAATATATCGAAATAAAAGATGCTTTCTTTATTTTTGATGAGCAGCGAGTTATTGGTTCTGGTGCCTGGGTAAAATCCTTTTACAAAATAGTAAAACAAAATAATTGGATATTACTTAGTGCTACACCGGGGGATACATGGAAAGATTATATCCCTGTATTCGTTGCTAATGGTTTTTATAAAAATAGAACAGATTTTATAAGAAGGCATGTTGTATATAATAATTTCACAAAATTTCCTAAAATTGATCATTATGTTGAACAAGGAAGATTAATAAAATTAAAAAATCAAATTACAGTAACAATGGACTATATTAAACCAACTAAGCAAAAAATAGAAGTTCTTTTTTCAAGTTATGATAAAGATAAATTTGATTTGGTTTATAAAAAGCGTTGGAATCCTTTTACAAATATGCCGATAAAGGAAGTTGGCGAATTTTTCTTTACAATGAGAAGAGTAGTCAATAGCGATGAAAATAGAATTAATATTATTCGGGATTTAGTTAGAAGATATAGAAAGATTATAGTTTTTTATAATTTTAATTATGAACTCGATATTTTAAGAAAGTTAAAAGAAGAAATTCCTCTGGCAGAATATAATGGTCATAAACATGAAGATATTCCTAAAGATAAAACCTGGATATATCTTGTGCAATACATTTCAGGGTCAGAAGGATGGAATTGTATCGAGACAAATACTGTTGTTTTTTATTCGTTAAATTATTCTTATAGAACGATGACACAAGCTGCAGGAAGAATAGATCGACTTAATACTCCTTTTGCTATCTTATATTATTTTTATATAAGATCAGATTCTATAATTGATGCTGCTATTATGAGGGCATTAAAAAATAAGGAAAATTTTAACGAATTAAAATTCTTGAAAGGAGAAAAATGAGAACGCAGGAACAGATAGAAAATTTAAGAAAAGTATTCAGAAATATATATGGGCCAATAACATATTTTTGGAATGATGAGGATATTAATATTATGGCTGATAGAATTCAAGAAGCAGCAGTTGCACATGCAGAATGGACTTGGCAAATTAAAGTTCGTAGTTCTTCAACAAAAGAATTAGAAAAAGATTGGGGTAAAATAGAAAAAGAACCGAAAACCCCACATTGTAGTTTTCGTTCAATTGCTTCAGCATTAGAAAAATTATTTAACAAATATCCTGCAATTTCTGCAATACAAATCTCAGCTAAAGAAGATTCTGATCTTGTATTCGAATTTATAAGATCGTAGCAAAAACATGTGTTATAATAGAAGAGAGGGTGTCTTTAAAAAAGCATCTTCTCTTTTTTTGTTTAGGAGTGAAAAATGGAAAGCAAATTCCAATCCGAATTAATAAAAGATATTAGAGATCTATTTCCTCGTTGCATTATTTTGAAGAATGATCCTAATTATATTCAGGGATTTCCAGATTTAACAATTTTAAATGGAGATAGATGGGCGGTATTAGAAGTTAAAGCAAGTGAAAACGAAAAACATCAACCAAATCAAGATTATTATATTGATTTAGCTAATGAGATGTCTTACGGGAGTTTTGTATATCCTGAAAACAAAGAACAGGTGCTTTATGAACTTCAACAATCACTCTGATTTACAAGAAGAACATGCATTTCTCGGTGGTAGTAAATATCATTGGGTTAATTATGATGAAGAAAAATTAGATTCAGCTTATCTTAAATTTATGGCAATTCAAAAAGGAATAGAATTGCATGATCTTGCTCGCAGATTAATAGAACTTGGTGTGAAGTTACCAAAAATTAAAAAAGCTTTTAATCAATATGTAAATGATGCTATTGGTTTTCGTATGACACCCGAGCAGGTACTTTTTTATTCTTATAATGCTTTCGGAACTGCTGATGCAATTGCCTTCAGAGATAATTTTTTAAGAATTCATGATTTAAAAACTGGTGTTACTGCTGTATCTATTCGGCAATTAGAAATTTATGCTGCCCTGTTTTGTTTAGAATATAATGTCGATCCTAAAGATATTGAAATAGAATTAAGAATATATCAAACAGATAATGATGTTTTAGTCCATAATCCAATTTCAGAAGACATTTCATATATTATGAATAAAATAGTCCTTTTCGATAAAAAAATTGAAAAAATAAAAATGGAGGATAACCGATATGGCAGATGAAATAAAACACTATGGTACTCCTCGTCGTTCCGGTAGATATCCTTGGGGATCCGGTGGTGCTCCATATCAAAGAAGTGGGGATATTTTAGGATATGTCAGGGATATGCGAAAAAAAGGAATGACTGATGTAGAAATTGCCAAAAGCCGTGGTATAACCACTACACAACTAAGAGCAAGAATATCAATTGAAAATAACAAAAGAACTGCGGCTCGTGCGGCAATGGCTTATCGCTTAAAAGAAAAGGGATATTCTAATGCTGCAATTGCGAAGCGAATGGGAATAAATGATCATACTGTTGCGGATTTACTTGATCCTGCTATTCAGAGAAAACGCAAGATTACAGAAAATATTTCGGAGCAATTAAAAAACGAAGTAAATGAAAATAGATATATTGATGTTGGATCTGGGGTTGAATCTTGGTTAGGGGTTAGCGGAACAAAAAAAGATGTAGCCGTTGCTATGCTTAAAGAACAAGGATATCACGTTTATACAATTGCTCAAGAACAACAAGGAACAGGAAAATATACTTGGATGAAAGTTCTTGCTCCCCCTGGAACAACAAAAGAAGATGTTTCGAGAAATCGTGATCGAATTAAAACTGTTGGGGCTCATAGTGATGACGGGGGTGAGACTTTTAATCCTCAAAAGCCACCCCTTTTTATTGATGGGAAAAGAGTATATATAAATTATCAATCACCAAAAGATGGTGTTATTGAAATTAGAAGAAATGTAGAAGATCTTTCTCTAGGAAATAAAAGATATGCCCAGGTTAGACTTGGTGTAGATGGTAATAAGTTTATGAAGGGAATGGCGATGTATAGTGATGATATTCCCGATGGATATGATATTATCTACAACACAAATAAATCTTTAAAAGATAGAGATAAAGTTTTTAAGGAGATTGAAACTAAAGATCCTGATTATCCATTTGGCGCTGTGGTTAGAACAAAATACTATACAGATAAAAATGGAAATCAAAAACAGTCTGCTTTAAATATAGTGGGCGCTAAAGAAGGTGCCGGCGAAGAAGGCGCTTGGGATGAGTGGTCTAAAAATTTATCTTCCCAGGTTCTTTCAAAACAAAATCCAGCCATTGCTAAAAAACAATTAGGATTGGCTTTTGATTTAAAAAAAGAAGAATATGATGAGATAATGTCTTTGACTAATCCCGCAGTTAAACAGGCTCTTCTTACTCCATTTGCGGATGAATGTGATGCAGCTGCTGTGCATTTAAAGGCTGCTGCTCTTCCTAGACAATCTTCAAAAGTTATTCTTCCAATTACTTCATTAAAGGAAAACGAAGTTTATGCACCTGGTTATTTAAATGGGGATCAGTTAGTTCTTATTCGTCATCCCCATGGTGGAATTTTTGAAATTCCTGAAGTAGTAGTAAATAATAAAAGCCCCGCAGGAAAAAGACTTCTTGGAGATTCAAAAGATGTTATAGCGATGAACCCGAAAGTTGCTGCAAGATTATCGGGAGCTGACTTTGATGGAGACACTGTTATAGCTATTCCAAATTCTCAGCATTATATTAAGACTTCTCCTTCTTTAAAAGCTTTAACTAATTTTGATCATAAAACAGCTTATCCTTATGTTGAGGGTATGAAGGTTATGGATAAGCATACTAAACAGATTAAAATGGGGGATATTTCTAATCTTATTACTGATATGACTATCAAAGGAGCTAATCAAGATGAAATAGCTAGAGCTGTTCGTCATTCTATGGTAGTTATTGATGCTGAAAAACATAAATTAAATTATGAACAATCTTATTTAGATAATAACATATCCCAATTAAAAAGGAAGTACCAAGGTGGACCTACTGCCGGTGCTTCAACCCTTATTTCTAGAGCGGGATCTGAGATAAGAGTTAACCAGAGAGAAGAAATAAGACCGAAAAAAGGAGATGTTAATTATACAGGAGATAAACTTTATAAAGAAACTGGTCGTACCTATTTCAAAACAAAGTTTATAAAAGATCCGGTTACTGGAAAAAAAGTATATCTTCAAGGAGAAGGAAAATTAGTTAAGAAGCAGACAAAGAGTACAAGAATGGCTGAAGAAAAAGATGCTTTTGCTCTTTCATCTGGTACTCAAATGGAAAATATATATGCCAGACATGCTAATGCTTTGAAAGAGTTAGCTAGAAAAGCAAGAGTAGCTTTATTAAGGACAGAGAATATGAAGTATTCCCCGTCTGCAAGAGAAATTTATAAAAATGAAGTTGAAGCTCTTAAATCTAAGCTGAGGATTGCTAATAGAAATAAACCCCTTGAAAGACAAGCGCAATTAGTAGCATCTAAGGTAGTACGGGCTAAACGAAGATTAAACCCCGATATGGATCCAGATGACTTTAAGAAAATTAAAGGCCAAGCCCTTGTTAATGCAAGAAACAGAGTGGGGGCTAAAAAAGAAAAGATCCGCATCACTAACAGAGAATGGGAAGCAATACAGGCAGGTGCCGTTAGTCATAACATACTTAAAAGTATTCTTAATAATGCCGATTTAAAAGAATTAAAACAAAAGGCTATGCCCCATTATTCTACACCTCTATCCACTGCAAGGACTTCTCGTGCTCGTCAAATGAGAGCTTTAGGTCATACTTATGCTGAAATTGCTTCAGCTTTAGGTGTTTCTGTTAGTACAGTAGAATCGTCACTCGAATAGAAAGATTGTGTATAAGATGATAGATAATTTAAATAATTCTAATAAAAAGAATAGTGTTATGTTAACCACTTTAGATAATCCTTACAATCCTTTTACACAATTTGATGATTGGTTTACTTTTGATACTGAAAACGGATACGATACTTGTAATTATTTAGCCCGTGTTGCAAAACTTGCTGATGATTTAAGTGATGAAGATGAAGCTTTAGCAATAGAGCAGGCAATAGATGAGATAATAGATATGAACATTACTGGACTTTATATAAAAGTTACCCCCGATAATTTTAAAGATAGATCAAACATGGTAGCTGAAGAATGATACTATAGGGGGGGCCTCGTAAAGATACCCCCCCTAAGCAT